TGAGCTATTAATTACAAAAAAGCTCCATGGGCTATTGGTATAACTGAGATTGATCATATTGATGGTAATCATATGAATAATACATTAAAGAATGTTGCTGAATTGTGCCCCATATGTCACAAACGAAAGAGTAAGCTGAATGGCGACTTCGCTCGACAAGACCGTTACTATAGTTACAAGGAATCCTTTAAGAATACAAGAAAGGCCGCAGCCTAATGATTTGTATAAGATATAAGCTTATAACAAAAAAAGTTCAGCCGTAACCTATTGATTTCATTGAAAAGATAGTTCTTGACTTTACCTACCATCCTGTTAATATAGCTATATTGACATTGATTAGAGGTTAAGAGATATGCCCCGTGGTGTTCCTAAAGCTGGCTTCCGTAAGAGCCGTAAGAGTAAGAAGAATACGGCTGCTGCTGGCGCTGGCATGACAGCGGTACGTGAGACTGTACAGACTGAGACGGACTCGGAGATCCAAGAGCGTATCAGTGACCGCTTTGAGATACTCGAGGACCTTACGATTGGCTCTACAACGGGTCAGGTACGTTCTCTTATTGTATCAGGTCCCGCTGGTCTTGGCAAGTCCTACACAGTAGAGGAAACTCTCAAGTTCTGGGACCCTGACGGTGTGGATCACACTATCATCAAAGGCTATGTACGTGCTACTGGTCTCTATAAGCTTCTGTTTGCTCACTCAGAGCCTGGCAAGGTCATTGTCTTTGATGATGCTGATACCATTTTCTTTGATGATACATCACTGAACATGCTCAAAGCCGTGTGTGATAGTACTGAGTCACGTAAAGTTAGCTATCTGACTGAGGGCCAGTTGTTTGATGATGAAACGGGCACACAGTTGCCCAAGTCCTTTGAATTCAAGGGCACCATCATCTTTATCACCAATTATGACTTTGATGCTATGATCGAAAAGGGTCATAAGCTGGCGCCACACTTGCTTGCGATGATGAGCCGTAGCCACTATATCGACCTCGCTATGAAAACTAAGCGTGACTACATGGTCCGCATCCGTCAAGTGGTCTCTAAGGGTCTGCTCGGCAATGTCGGCATCGATGTTACTGCTCAGAACGAGGTCGTGGCATTCATTGAAGACAATAAAGACAGTCTGCGTGAGTTGTCGATCCGTGTTGCACTTAAAGTTGCTTCTATCCGCAAGCTGAGGCAAGAAAAGTGGCAGAAGATTGCCAAGATTACGTGCTGCCGTTAAGTTTAAGGAGAATATAAGATGAAACTAGAGGAATTGATCGCACTTGCTTGTCGCACGGCAGAACGCGCTGTGACAGATAACAAGGGACGGTTGGAGTTTGTGTTTGATGACGCGGGCCTTGAACGCTTTGCCGAAGTGGTTGCAGCCGCCGAGCTGCTGAGCGTGAAGTTGACCGTCGCGCCGGAGCCGGAGCCGGAGCCGGTGGCGTTCTACAATTTCCAGTTACACAAAATGCGCTGGGCCAAGCCCACGGTGTACGCCGAGATCGTGGCGGTTGATGTACCGGAACTGCCGCTGTATGCCGCCCCACCAAGCCGCAAGGAGTAAGACATGACCCGCCTTACTCAACGTATTGAGTAAATGGCGCAGGTGTGCGTAATATATCAGGGATACGTAGCACGAAGCTTACAATTTGCTAAGTCATTGATTTTATTAAGAATATACTTTTCGTTATAAAACAAAGACTTACAGAATACACGGTTAAGTCATTGTTTTTATTGAAAAGAAAAAGCTTGCATTACTCTGCCACTAGTGTATACTGTGTATATGATGAAAACAGAGACAAAAACGATGAAAAAGACAGAAATCTATGACATTCGCCTCGGTGACCGAGTTCGCTGGGAATCTGCTGCTGGCGTTATTCGTGGCGAAGTAATCGCTGCGGTCATGGGCAACACTGCTGCTGGTGACTTGATTCCTTGGTACACGATTGAGTCGCTAGACGGAAGCATCACTTGCCTGTGTGGTCGTGCCAGTTATCTGGACATGATGAAGTTCTCGGTCCGCTTCCGTGACCGTGCTGTTAATATTTCCGAAGCTGCTTAAAGAAAGATATAGAACTATGAATAAGTTTATAAATTATGCTGGCGCTGGCTTTATGTACGCTGCTTGCGTTATGTTTGCTTACTTTGCTTACATGCTGGCTACTATGCATGATCTGTTCGGCACTGTGCTGTTTGTTGTGTGTTCGTTTACTGCACTGTTCTGCGGTTCGCTGATGCGGATCATTGCCTCTCAAATGAAGTGGAACTAACACATGGAAACGATTGACCTCTCGCTCGACGGCATGGGCGTACAGATAGACTATACAGATGGTCGCACTGATCGCTGGGAACATATCGGCGCCTCTGTTGCGCGTGAAATCTTTCACCAAGCGTTTAAAGCACCTGATCTGTCTAAGGTAGGCTTTCTCTTTAAGGGAAGAGACTTCTAAAAAAAACACTTGACAGATAAAAAAACACTTGACAGATAAGTTTTTTCTGTTATAATAATATATGTAAGTTTGATATTTAAACAAAAAAGGTAACTATACAATGTCGCATGAAATTGAATACGTGAATGGTAAGGCTCAGATTGCTTACGTGGGTGAGACTCCGTGGCATGGTCTGGGTAAGCAGATTCCGAGTGATTTGTCTCCTCAGCAGGTACTAGAGGCAGCAGGTCTTGACTGGGAAGTTAAGAAAGTACCTCTGTTTGCTGAGATCGGCAATAAGAAGGTCAAGACAGGCGCTGAAGCACTTATTCGTGAGACTGATAATAAAGTTCTCACCATCGTCACTGATACATGGAATCCGTGTCAGAACCGCGAAGCGTTTGAATTCTTCAATGACTTTGTTGGCGCTGGCGATATGGAAATGCATACTGCTGGCTCTCTCAAGGGCGGCACTCATGTCTGGGCGCTTGCTAAGATCAATGACTCGTTCGAACTGTTCGGAGGCGATAAAGTTGAAGGCTTTCTGCTTTTCTCTAATCCCCACCAGTTCGGTAAGAGTATCACTGTGCAGTTTACGCCCATTCGTGTTGTCTGCAACAACACTCTTACACTGTCACTGAGCCAGGGCTCTGATCGAGTTGTTCGAATTAATCATCGCCGCCAGTTCGATGGCGATGATGTTAAGCAAACACTAGGTATTGCTAGTGAGAAGCTTGCAAAGTACAAGGAAATGGCTGCATTTCTTGGCAAGAAGCTGTACAATGCAAAGGACTTGATTACCTATTTCAATCAAGTGTTTCCGAAGACTTCTGATCGAAAGAACGAAACAGCTAACGCTAACGAACTGCATAGCCGTGCGGCACAGTTAGCAATGGCAGTTGTAGATACACAGCCGGGTGCCGACTACGCCTCAGGCAGCTGGTGGAACGCCTACAACGCTGTTACGTATCTGACTGATCATGAGTTGGGCCGCTCTGCTGATACGCGCCTAACCTCTGCATGGTTCGGTGTCAATCAGAACAAGAAGGTCAAGGCTCTCAACCTCGCTGTACAGATGGCAGAGGCTGCTTAACATCATTAAGTCCTGAGCATGACTTATTAAAACTGCTCTCTTTTTTTACTGAGAATATATACAATGAAGAACCGAATTAAAGAACTGGTCTAGTAGCGTGAGTTTTTCAGATATATAAGTAAAACACGTTTTGAAGTTGAAACTATAGGAGAATATAAAAATGCTTACACTTATTGTTGTTTTTGTTGTTATTGTTGCTATTGCAGTTGTTGCTTACTTTAGTCTACCAGCTTTCGATGCTTGGTTATCGAAGGAAGAGGAAGTCGTTAAGAACGTTCTTGACGTAAACAAGGACGGTAAGATCAATGCTGCTGACATTCAAGCCGTTGCTGAATCTGCTGCTGCACAAGTAGCAAAGAAGGTCAAGAACGTTGAGGCCAAGGTCACTGACAAAGTGAAGACGGTCGCTAAGAAGAAGATGTCCGCGCCAAAGAATTAATCGTTGATGTTACAGTAGTTTCGTATTGGACGCGGGTGCGATTCCCGCCGCCTCCACCATAAACACATTGAGTCTAACATCACTAATGTTATTACGCAAGCTTGCGTTAGTGTGTTTATGATGGGGGCGAACAGGTTCGACAATAGGGATGAGGGTAACGGAGATTAATACGGTAGATACCACCGTTTCTAAAGGATCAAAACGTAAATGCTAACGATAATTCAGCATATGATATGGCTCTAGCAGCCTAATCGGAGTCCCGGGGGGAACTTGGCAACAGAATCCCCCCATCTTTACATAATACTATACGCCATGCTAACCTAGAAGCAAAGGAGTTTTCTCTTGCGAAAAGAAGCCAACGTTTTCGGTCGTCCAAAGACATACCGCACTCATCTTGAAATAACAAATAAAAAGCGAACTCTAAACGTAGAACGAATTTTGCTACTCATTGTAGTAATTCTACTCGGTTCAATTTACACACAGAATGTTACAGTAGAGAATAATCTTGCTGCTATCAATACATCTCTTATAGAGACTAATATTCTTCTTAAGAAACAGAACGAAGAACGTCTATTAGGTACTCAACAGCAGCAAGTAGACAAGCCTAAGCTTAAGACTGCTTCTGTTAAAGACAAAGCACAGATTAACTGTCTTGCTCAGAACATGTATTACGAAGCACGTGGTCAGTCCACAGCAGGTATCAAAGCTGTTGCTCTTGTAACTATTAACAGAAGCAAATCGGGTATGTTTCCTAAGACCATCTGCGGCGTTGTCAATCAGACTACGCTAGTGAAGCAAGATGATCCGCAGCAGCCTACGAAGAAAGTCTGTCAGTTCGAATGGCGCTGTGCTGAAGAAACTGCTAAGATTGTAGATAAAACTTCATATAACCGAATTTATTCACTTGCAACTTCTGTCTATATGCATTATAATAGAGTCAATGATATCACTGACGGTGCTTTGTACTTTCACAACACTTCGGTGAGCCCAGACTGGAAGAACCTAGTTCGTACTATTCAGATAGAAGATCATATATTTTACAAGTTGCGCCAGAGGCACAACGAAATTTAAAGGTGAATACACTACTATGCAACAAGAGTTGAAGATGAAGACGCCGGCAGAGTTTGCTGCTGAGATCGAAGAACTAGTCTGGAAGCACGATATCGAATACATGGACGCTGTTGTGCTTTACTGTGAAAAAAATAACTTAGAAGTAGAGACTGCTGCTTCATTGATCAAACTCAATGCAAATATGAAGGGTAAGATCCAGGCGGAAGCGGAAACGCTGAATTATTTACCAAAGATAGCAAGGCTACCGATAGAATGACTCCGTATGAAGCATATGTCTTGTACTGTGCTTTGAAGATGCATTTCACTACAGAAGACTACGACTTTATCAAATACAACGGTAAATTCAAGACTTCAGTAGATAATTTTGAAAGGCGCAGAGACAAGTTCTTTTTTGCAAAATTAGCAAAACGAAAAGATATTAAAGAGTATCTTATCTCTAGCTTTGTCTCTTCTAACTCTACATGGATAGGTGATCTAGTCAATAACTCTTCTATTGAAGAACACTTCACTGACTGGAAGAAACGTACCCAAGCACTCAGTTATTTTTATGAAGAAGATTTGAAAAAACTATTGACAAACTTAGATGAGAATGTTATAGTTAAAGAACATCAGCACCCTTTCTTGCTGAAGCTCGTTCTAAGAAAGAAGGTATCAATAGAAACTTTCGTTATTCTTAATGATCTATTGAATTTCTTCCCGCACTGGAACAAGCAACTTGAGAGCGATATTTTATGGAAGGATGTACATTTGCTGTGCAGAAAATATCGCTCATTTTTACAATATGATAAAAAAGCAATGAAAGCTATTACACTCAAAGTGTTTAGTGACAATGCTTTTTGTGCCACATAAATAGTACGTGGTTATGTGTACTGTGGATAAAAGATATACAAACATTCAAACATTCGTAGGAGAAACTATATGGACTTTGCAACACTAAAGCGTTCACGTTCGAACGATCTAAGCAAACTAAGCGAACAGCTTAAGAAGCTAAACCCAAATGAAAAGACTGGCGGCTCTTCTGATGACCGCTTCTGGTATCCTGACGTAGACAAGACTGGCAACGGCTATGCTGTTGTTCGTTTCTTGCCTGCATCGAAGAACGAAGACGTTCCTTTCGTCCGAGTCTTCACACACGGCTTTAAGGGCCCCAGTGGTCAGTGGTACATCGAAAACTCTCTCACTACTCTGGGCAAGGACGATCCAGTCAGTGAGTACAACACTCAGCTATGGAACTCAACCACTGATGACAAGTCTCCTGCACGTAAGCAGGCGCGTGATCAGAAGCGTAAGCTAACGTATATCTCTAATGTATACGTTGTTAAGGATCCTGCGAAGCCTGAGAACGAAGGCAAGGTCTTGCTGTTCCGTTACGGTAAGAAGATTTTCGATAAGCTTAATGAGGCGATGCATCCTCAGTTTGCTGACGAGAAGCCTCTGAATCCGTTCGATCTCTGGGAAGGCGCTAATTTCAAGATCAAGATCCGCCAGGTCGAAGGCTATCGCAACTACGATAAGTCTGAGTTCGATGAGCGTGGTCCTCTTCTCAATGATGATAGCGAACTAGAGCGCGTCTACAATCAAGAGTATGCTCTACAAGAGTTTCTTGATCCGAAGAACTTCAAGGACTATGACGTTCTTAAGAAGAAGCTTAATACTGTACTCGGTCTCAATCGTACCGTCAATGAAGACGATATCCCTGCTCAACGCGCTGAAGCACCTGTGCTAAAGACGAAGCCAGCTAAGATGGATGACTATGACGCGCCGTGGAAGTCTAACGCTACTGAAGAAGACGATGAAGACCTAAGCTACTTCAAGAAGTTGGCTAACGACTAAAACTTCTTCAATAAGCACGGAGTGCGTTCAAGTTGAAGTTTTAAAGGGGGGCAGAAATGCTCCCCTTTTTTATTATATAAATGAAGGTACGTTACCGCCACCAGATTGACCTGCATTAAAATGTACCGCATAGTGATCTTCTTGTGCGTGTGGTGCTGTCGGACTTGGAATTGATCTAGTAGATGCACTTGCTTGCTGCTGAGGAGCTGCTCCAGACGCTGCTCCAGCTGGGGCTGGATACTTGTTAGACTGTGTAGCAGACGCCATAGCAGGTTGTCCACCGCCCGCTCCTGGAGCTTTGGGAGCTGGAGCTTTAGGTGTTGCAGCAGATGCAGTGCCGCCGCCAGATTTATCACCAGAAATAGATGCAACCCGTGCGGCGTCTTGAGTTGTTGCGTCTGCTGTTTTAGTTCCGTTTTTATCGCTGCCGTTTTGTATCATTGCAACAATTGTTTGTGCCCGTTTACCTACTTGTGTATACCATTTACTACTTGTTAATCCATTAGCTGCTGCTGAGAAATCGCCGCTGGCCAAAGATTTTGCTGTGTTTGTAAATTTATTCCACCACGCACCCATATTAAATGCAAGATCAATCATAGCTGCTTTACCAGTGTTGTTGGCTAAATTCCAACCTGGTGTTTTTTCTGCTATCTTGACATGCTTTGCAAAATCGCCCTCGAATAGGTCATCAACTTCTTTTTCAGTCAACGTTCTGCCCTTATATCCAGATTTTTCTAATGCTGCATCTGAGCCATCGCCAATTAAATGTCCTACGCCAATTGTCCAAAGCTTCTTGGTATCTTTATACGCTTCGGTTCTAACACCTTCGTGTTGTTTAATCATTGCTTTAACGTCATCCATTCCAGATACTTTGGGCACAGCAGCAGGAGTCGTAATTTTAGTAGCAACAGCTTGCGTCTTTGTTTCAACTTTCTTTGCTATTGGTTGTGCAGCTTTTTCTGCACCTTTGAATCCTAAGAAGCCAGCAATTTTACCGCCAAGACCAATGGCACCCGCTAAAACTTTACCAGCGCCAGTAGCAATTGCGGCCGCCGCTTTCTTTGCTGCTGCAAATATATCGGCTCTGATTTCAGCCATTATTTGATCGACCGTTTTATCACCAAAAACAAAATCTGCAACTTTATATCCTAGATATTCACCAGCCATTGCACCCAGGAATGATAGAGCAGCGCCGCCAATGAGTGTACCAATACCAGGCAAGAAGAACGTGCCAATCATACCACCCAGAATTGTACCACCAGCACCGCCAAGTAAACCGCCGACTGCTTTACCAAATTGTTTCTTTACTTCAGGCGTAATCTCGCCACCAGACTCGCAAAGTGCCATGATAGGATCAATGAAAGAAAGTAAAGCGGCTAGAAGCGGAATTCCTCTCAACGCCATGCGAAAGGGCCCAATTAAACGTAGAAAACGCGCGGCCTTTGCGCCAATTTTGACAACACCAGCTACTACTTTGCCCGCGCCTGCAACAACTTTGCCTGCGCCCGCTGCTAACTTCACTGCACCTGCACCAACTTTCATTGCAGCAGTTTCTTCTTTAGCCAGCATCTTGCCTTCTTTTGCAAGTTTAGCTATTCTAGAATCTCTAGCTGCGCCTTTAAGTGCTTTGCCATTCTTGTCTATAAGCTCTTCTTCTTTTATGAGTTTAGACTTGTCACCTAGACCAACTTTTTCTTTTAGGCTTTCCCATTTGCCTTTAATACCTTCAGTGATCTTAGAAAATTGTTGTTGTATTAATCCTATTTGAGTGTTAAACAACGCTCTTAGTGGAAAAAATACCTGTGCTGCTAGTTTAGAAATATCTAAATGGTTTTTTATCCAACCGACTGCTAAACCAATAATAAATGGCAATGCTGCCTGCCAAGGATTAGACTTTTCTTTTTTCTTTTTTTCGACTACATCACCGGGTTCGCCTTTGCCTTTTTCTAGATCAGACTCTTGTTTGTCTAGATTCATTTTGTCTATGAATCTTTGAAAGTTTTCTGATAGCTTAGTTATTTTTGAGTCTAAGCCAGTTACAAGCTTTGCAACAACATCTAATTTTTCAATAATAATTGTAAAGGGACTTGCTTTTAGAGTTTGCTCAACAACTTCTTTAGTTATACCCGCACTGTTTTGAGCGCCCTCTTTTCTGAACCATTGGCCGCTGGTTTTTAATCCTTCACTTGAAAGAATTGATTTTTCTGTTGCGCTGTAGCCTTGAGTAGGAGACTGTGAAGGAATAACCCTTGCCGCGGGCGCGTCAGCTGGCGCATTTGGACGCAAAGAAGCTGGCGCAACTGAAGTAGCATCACTTTTTGCAGCGGCCGCGTCCTCACTGAGAGCTGCTTTAGCTCCAGCAACTGCACCAAACGCTTTGTTCATTACGCCTTCTAACATTCCCATTACTTTACCTTTAGATTCTACGTACCTTGTTGTTGTGCTTCATCTTCTTTAGCGTCATTATCTCTTTGTATCATTGAAATGTAAAGATCACGCTCAAACGGTATCATATTTTCTAAGTCACTCACTGTATAATGGTAATTTTGTACCATTGAATACATTGTTTCATAATAGTTACTTAACGTATTGTGACTTAGGCTAATGTAAAAAAATCGTCTAACGTTGTCAGTTCGATTTCTCTTGCTGTCCCCTTTGAGTTTGTATATTGAATTTTATGATATAGTCTTGGTAAAGTTTCAAAGAACTTCTTAATATCTTCAAAAGCTTTAACTGTAAGAGAATCAATAAATTCGTCTACTTCTTTAGGATCAGCTTCCTTAATTGGATAAACTTGATCAGCATCATAAATCCTGTCAATACATTCTTTGATTAAAAGATGTGAGAAATCAGACTCGTTTAAAGTTTTTTGTTCATCAACAGCTACTTTTTCTGTAATTGCTGGAGTCGGGTATTTCATAATAATACCGACTTCATCATTTACTTTAATCTTGTTTGTGTGTTCTTCATTCCATTCAATTTGAACTTCATCAAGCTTAATATCAAAGCTATATGTCTTTTCATCTTCATGATCAACATAACTCAACTTAACAACGTTGTCTACAGACTTTGATCTGATTTTAACAAATAAATATTCAAGATCAAATAAAGCTAGATGTTCAATGTCAAATTCTTTGCCGTCGGCATAAACAACGCAATTATTGATGATCTGCTTAATTGCGTTGATCATCTCTTTGCGAGTGCCACCAGAATTTGCCATGAGAAGAAGTTTTTCTTCTTTAACAAGAAAAGGTCTGTATCTCACGATCTGCTTTGTTGATGGTACAATTTCATCAAAAAGAGGTACTGATAATTTAGGTAATGCCATAGTTAACTCCATTCATATTAATATTAAAATCCTAATCCATTCTTTACTACATTTGCGTTATTTAAAATATTGATTGCATCCCCTACGCTTTGAGGACGCTTGATTGCCGAAATTGTTTGAGCAATTGTGCCCAACTGAAGAATCTTCTGTAGAGGCGAAAGTTTGTTGATGTTATCAGATTTAACAGCATCAATCATATTAACAGAAAAGTCTGTAAAAGAGAATCCGACATTTGTTTTTAACAAACTGTTTTCACTTTCCCAAGATAGCTGAATAGAACCAACTTGTCTGGCAAAGCACTCTCTGAATTTATAAGTTATGATATTTTCTGTGTTTTCATTGTAAATATAAACTTCAATATCAAATGTCAAATTGTTCTTATATTCTACTTCATATGGGCTAGTTGAATCTGTTGCAAAGTCTTTATAGTTCATAAAATTAGTAGCAGAAGATAGTCTGTTCATCATGACTTCTAGAGCAGATTTACTAGAGGCTTCTGTGTAGAAGTCCATAGTCATGTCATTGAATATTGGTCTATATGGCACACGCTCTAACGGACCATAGCCGTAGCGTCTAATCTCTGCTGTTGCTAAGTCTGCTGCGGGAATTTGCACACTATGCGTATAAAACACTAATTCTTCTGGAAACTTACCAAACTGAAAACGGACAAGATACAGATTGTTCTTTAGTATACCGTTATTGAGTACGTTTGACCTGAACTCATTGATGCTGAAGCCCTCTGTGGGCTTACGCACTGCAGGACTTGTCATGCCAAGACCACTGAGAATTCTGTCGGTTATTGCCATATTAATTGCCTATGATTTTTCTGCTGTCTGCCCATACTTTTCGATTGCTTGCCTTTGCAAAGTTTTCTACTGGTAAGAACAATGCGATATCCCATTCTTTTGGTATTACGTAAATGAACTTTGACCGAACGTGATTTGACAGATATCTCTTCACGCACGGCTTGATGTATTTATTAGTGGCCGATCTGCTTAAGAGATCATATGTAATTTTTAGTCTCGCCCTGTCGTTTAACTTTGGGTCACTCACGTAGTTGTAAAGCATATCCATGAGTTTGGCGCGTAATACGTAAGGCAAGTAATGTAGGTTGATGCCTAAGAATCCATCTGGTGTTTTCTTAAACGGAAAAATCAATGGAAATTTGTCATAATACGGCAAATCAGCTTTTGTCTTAGGATCGTACACGAACATGTACATTCTGCCGACTTCCATTTGAGTTGTAACTGCGTCTTTAGAGGCAAGAAGACCACCCTCGGAAATACTTTTAATTCTCTGTGCTGTATTGCGAAACCAGTCCCTGGACTCTTGTGTCCGCCCAGGAATCTGACCTTTGTTAATACCTTTCTGAAGAATATCGGTGAATTGTTCGATTGCCATTTACTTGCCGTATATCTCTTTCTCAGTCATTAGGGTAAACTTCCAGCCTCTGTCTTTACAATATTCATTTGCAGCTTTCCACTTAGCTTGATTAACTACATATGTCGCTGCTTCATTAAGAAATGCTCTACTCTTTCTCTTCGGAATCTCAGGCTCCAACGTCTGCTTATATGGTTTGATCTCTATAATCATACAAGACTTGTCTGCTTTCTGCACCCATATGTCAGGAAAGTACCTGTGTACTCGCCCGTCAAGTGGTGAAACATACGGAATTATAATCTCTTCACTCGACCACTTCACAATATCCGTATTCATATCACAAAATCTGAATACGTCAGCTTCCCATTTTGATCTAAATATAATATTAGTGGGGTTGCCCTTGTACTTCGAGGGATTCTTAGGCTGAAACTTACCCTTCATTTTAAAACTCACTATAAATAAGTCATATGGTCTATTTATAGGGAAAATATGAGCGTCTTCACATCACAAGCTAATAAGACTGCACTACAGAACGTTGCTCAGAAAGCTTCTGGCGCTGTAAACAATCTCTTATCGTCCAATCTTGGTCAAATCGGCGTTGCTGCTCTTATGACTAACAAGATGGTGCAGTCTGGCATCTCTGCCCTAACTACAGGTGCAGCAGTAGCAGCAAGTCTAGATAACTTGATTTCTGGCTCAAAAGCAGATTTCGGCTCTGGCTCTCCCATGAGAACAACTATTGATTCTCTCAATGCAAGAAACAAAGCTGGAGACTCGTCTTCAAATCCAGAAACAAAGACTGTGGACTCTAAGAGTTCTACATCTGGTGGTACAGACTTAAAGTTTCCACCTGTGCCAGCACCATATCATATTGTTTTCAATTTTTCAAAATACGAAAGAGCCAATCCACTAGGCTCAGTGACTTTCAACACATCAGACAGAATTATTTTACCAATACCAGATCAATTAGCCGACAATACTCCAGTAGGTTGGGACACTCAGGATCTAGGCGTTAATGGTAAAATTCTCAATGCTGTTAAAAACACAGATCAACTTGCAAGTCAGGGCGCATTCAATCTAATCACAGAAATTGGGGCTGCCATGGCACCGGCAGAATATGTTCAAGCCGCATCGAGTGTTATGGGTGTTGTTCCCAATCCAGCGATGGCTCAATTATTCCAGGGAATTCCATTTAGAACACATCAGTTTACTTGGCAATTTGCGCCAAAAAACGAAACCGAAACAAAAATAGTTAAAGATATTGTTTGGGCATTTAAGAAACACTCTTTGCCAACATATACATCAGGAACTGCTGCCTTCTTCAATTATCCCGATATTGTTTTGCCTGAATTTTCAGAAAATTGTAAAGATTATTTGTTTACTTTTAAAAGATGTATTATTTCTGCTGTTAACGTCAATTATGCGCCACACGGAACACCTACATTTTTTGCTGCAACAAAAGCACCAGTATTTGTAGAATTATCTATTCAACTTGCTGAAATGGAATACGTCACACAAGCAGATTACGGTGGTAGTATGCAAGGTAAAAATATTGATCAAGCTCTATTCACAGGACTTGGTAAAGCATTTACAAAATCGGAAACGCAGTTTGGCGAACAAGCTGGCAAAGCATCTAGTGGCGGATAACAAATGACACAGTACTTTAAAAAGTTTCCAGTAACAAACTACGCTAATACAGCGGCAATTAACTTAATGTCGCGTGTTACAATGTCCAAGCTTGCTCTGAGAAATCAGCAGTCATTCTATGACTATGTAATGAAAGACGATGAGCGTGTAGATGGCACATCATACAATTACTACGATAATCCGGATTATGTTTGGCTTATTAATCTAACAAACAATATTATTGATCCGTATTATGATTTGCCGCTAACAGATGACAATCTGAATAAAATGATTACTGTAAAGTACGGCAGTGTTCTTACTGCACAGAGAACTATTCTTTTCTATAGAAACAATTGGACAAATGACGAATCAAATATC